CGACTTGGGGGATGGCTTTGCGATCGCCTTCGCACGCCGGGGCTGCGCGGGAGCGGCCTTCTTTGCTGGAGCAGCGCGCTTCTGGGCGTTCTGGCGCTCGAAGGTCGCGCGGAGTGATGCGCGACGGCTCTTGTCTGCTTTGGCGATCTGTGCCTCCTGTTTCTTGGTCAAGGTCATCGAAGCAAGAACACTCACAAGAGTTGTTGCTCACTTCAAGTAGTGGGGTGTTCGCTTGGGGTGAACCCGACAGAAGCGAACCCGTTGTGGAAGGAAAAGGACGTTCGCGGAGCGCAGCGCTGCCGCTAGTCACAAGTTGAAAAGGCAATGCTCGGGCCAATCGGCATGGAACATGCTGTGCCGCCAACGCGGCAGTCCCACCACTTCATTAGGGGGGTGGGTCCCTGCTGGCGCTATCGCCAGCTCTGCCTACATGCAACGAAAAGGCAGGATCACTTCAGCCGAAGCCGAAGTGAATATTCTTCGGGCGGAGGTGGGCTAGCCTGCGCCTGAAAAATGACATCGCCCTCAGGGTGGTGGCGACCGCTGTTCCTCGCTTGCTGTGCTTCCTTGCGCCCATGAATGGTCTGGCTGTGAGCGCGCGCCGAAGCGTCCTTTTCGGCTTCTTCGGCGCTCTTCACCTTGCACTTCGCCTTGGGCGCAGGAGCGCGGATGTTCGAACTCACTGCTGGGCTCGATGTTCCTTCACTTTCGCGAGCATCCTGACCTTCAATCAGCTTCGCATCGGATGGCACTCCAGTTGGATTCGAGGACCGGGCACTGTTTTTCCCCTTGGAAACTTCGCCTTTGCCCTTTCCTTTCTTTCCTCCCTTCGTGGAAGCTGCTGCTCCTTCCTCGGTCATGGCTTGCCCAGGGCTCAATCCAGGCGCACCTTCTCGAGTATCCTTGCCCATGCGGGAGCTGCCCTTATTGCCAGGAGTTCCGTAACCATCGGTGGGACTACTTCCATGCAGCTGCCTCAATTCTGCATGGTCGCTGCTCGTGTCGACACCCTCAACGGCTGGAGCCACGATATGACGGCCAATGACCTCGGCCCTCGTTTTCGCAACTCCATCAACACTGTGGAACTTGCACTCCTTGTTGGGACAACTGCCCGCCTTCTGCACGTGCTCAACGCCTTGCGCGTGCGGATGGCTGTGAGAGTACTTTGTTCCGCACATCTGGCAGGAATGTTCGTGTCGATTCGCCTCCTGTTGTGGTGGTCCCTCCACACCGAGTTCAGCTCTCGGTGCTTTGACTTCGAATGACGGTAACGCACTGGTGTGCGTACTAGAACCCGATGCCTTCGTTCCATCGCCCTTCAAAACGACGATCTTGATGTTGTCATCTCGGAATGCTTCGACAATGAGTGGTCTGATTTCCTCCCACTGCTTGCCGTCGAGCCCACACGCAAGTTTCGGGATGCCAAGCGCTTTGATGTGTCTGTTTGCGACGAAGCGTCGCAGTCTCTTGATTGTCTTTTCAAGATTCTCCATCGTAGGCTTGTCTCCGTACTCACGCTTTGTGACCATGTAGCAGATGTACCGCCGCGACTTTGGATTGAGCTTCTCGTCATGCTCAACGCCGACGGCGTCGAAGTTGCTGTCGAGGAATGCGATATCGCCGATCCCAACATTCTGCTTCTTCAGCTTGTCCACATGGCCGAACTGTTGCTTGAACCACACCGCGATGCCCTTTCCCATGTGCAAGTCTTGAGACACACAGTGTGCGAGCGAAAAGCTTTGTGGCAAGTCCTCGATGTTCCCTGGTCGCTCTTCATAGTCAAGATCAGAATACTTCCCAAGGGATATGACATCGATGTTGGTGCATGTCATCCAATCCTTCTTCGAGAAATGGTGCACGCACTTCACGTTCGGGCACATTCCAAAATGATCGTGTGGGGTGCAGCCTTGCCTATGCGCATGCTCATACACACATCCACATCCTTTGCACTTGTGCGAGTGCCTGTTGTCCTCCACTGGATACTTGACGTGGCAACTCCACACTGTACTGCGTTCGACCGCCTCACACTGGGGGTTGAGGCTCAAGTCGAATCCGACCGCGTTCGCGAAATTCTTGTCGACTTCCATTTCGCGTTCTTGGCGTTTGAAGGCATCATCACGAGACTCGACCAATCTCGATCCGGGCCGAGGTCCATCACTCATATCGGGCACGTCGTTGTCGTGCTTTACAAGCTGCCTCTTAAGGATGGCGATGGCTTCTTGCCTAAAGCCAAGGGCATCCGCGACGCGCTCCCCAACTGGAAAGGAAGTGAGAAGCGTGTCGATGCTGGCGCAGAGTTCGTCAGTGAGTTCCAGGCTTGCCCATGTCCTCTCTGCCTGCACCCACTCGTCTTTCTCTGCTTTGACATCTCCAGGTTTCATGTTGATAAAATCCGCAAAGTGCGCGGCCTTCACCATGGCGTATGGCGACACATCTGCCGAGGCGTTGTTCAGGACATCACCCAAGCAATCCACCAGCAGCTGATCTCCATCTTCGCGACCAAGTCTGTGCTGATCGTCGCTGTAGACAGTTGTTGCCTCTTTGCCTGCTCTCTGAAAAGCGTAGATGAACATCGCTCTGCAGGCTTGGCGGGACACCATCGTCTGACGCAGCCGAAATGATCTGAGCCATAGCTCGGTGGCGACTCTCATGTAGTCCTTCGGACTTGGAACGTATGTCTGTGTGCCTTCGGCAAACAACCTGCCAGGTGGAATGTGCAAGCTGAAGGCAAGGATCCTCTGAAAGTTCTTCTTCAACTTCGGAATGAAGAAAGCCTTGTTGTCCTTGCCTGTTCTGATACACATTAACGATAGCAGCTCAATGTCGTTCCTCTCTGCCCAGTGACTGCAAGGGTCCACCAATTTGCCATATTCCTCCCACGCGAGCATCATCTCTTCCTTCGAACGATAGGCTCCAAGCGGCAACAGCATTGCACAGTCGTCGCCGTCGCCGGTGCAGCAATCGAATGATGGATGGTCTGGGAAGTGCTCTTGCTTGACCTTGCATGGTGGCACCTCGACCTCGCCTGAATTGCGTTCTTCTTGTCCGTAAAGGAAGCACTCAGGCGCACAGAAGAACATGTTCCTGATCCTCTGTTCACCGTCGCTGAAGAGTCGCAAAAGCTCGGCCGAGAAGATGATGAGCATCAGCAGCCTGTTCGCTATCGAAGTTCCGCGCTCTCCTGAAAAGAGAATTGCGTCTTTCGGTGCCATGCGAACGTTGTGATACTTCAATTGCCATCGCACGTCTTCCTTTGCCTCCGCACACAATGTCACCAAGTCAGGCTGGAAGTCTGCTTCGAGAAACTCGAGGATCTCGTCTTGAACAGCGACCATACATCTTCGGACGCGTGACCTGTCGTCGATCGTCCAGCTTGAGTCCATTGCGCTCATGTCAATGGAAATGATCTGCTGCTTGAATCTCGATCCTCGCTCGCTGAAGCTCTTCAGCCGCTGCTCGATGTCTTCCTGTCGAAGTCCCTTGATGACCAAGTGCGGCATGAAGCGCTTGAATAAATTCTCCACGCAAGCGATGCCAGGAGCATCTTTTGCACAGATGTCCATCCCCATGCTGCCGACGAGACGGGCGAGTTTGTTGAGGGGGAGACCGATTTCATTCAGCTTCACGAAGCCTCGGAGGAATGGCTTCTTGATGGTTCTTCCGATGCCAACCAATCTGGAGTGATAACGCTCGCGGGACGCTCCCCATTTCGATGGGAGAGACCAATGCAGGATGTCAGGTGCATGCTCGCGAGCAAGCGCTTGCAAGATGCTGCATATGATGTCTGTCGCCCTGTCCATTCTGTCTGCGGCGTCTCGCGAGATATCTCGGTTGATCACTTCTCCAGTGATTGGTGAGACGAGAACCTTCAAGTGGCGAGTCAGGGCATTTGCTTCGTCATGCCTGTCGCCTGTCAGTCCTGCGCTGATGTTGCACAGTTCTGGGCCGATGACCACCGCGGAGAAAGTCTCTCTGATGTCGTCATGACCTGGGATGTCGCGCTCTTCTCCCTTCTGGAGCTCATGGTGT